GGCCATGCGGACATATAACGGCCACAACCTAGGCATGGCTGGCAAGACCCTGGGAGCCTTACGCCGCAATGTCATAGGCCCACTGAAACAAGTCCTGCCCGGAAGAGGCTACAAGGTCCGAGATGTCCGAAGCGCCGAAATGCCGCATTTGGAGATATCCAAGGGCAGAAGAACCAACCAATTCCATCTATTCGGTGGCAACAACGAGAAGTCACAAGACCCGGTGCAGGGGTTCACTGGCGGCGGCTTCCTGTTTGACGAAGTTGCCCTTATGCCGCAATCGTTTGTCAACCAGGCAGAAGGCCGATGTTCCGATGAGGACGCGAAATTCTGGTACAACTGCAATCCAGAAGGCCCATACAATTATATTAACACTGAGTATTTACAGAAGCTAGATCAAAAGAAGCTCCTCCATCTACATTTTCTGATGGATGACAACCTTTCCCTCAGTCAGAAAACGAGAGACAGATATGAAAGGCGTTGGTCCAAAGGCTCAATATTCTATCGCCGGTACATACTAGGCGAGTGGTGCCTGGCAGAAGGTCTGGTCTACAACATGTTCGATGCCAGTAAGCATGTTATTCATGACCTGCCTACCAAATGGAGTAACCTTGTGGTGGGAGTGGATTTCGGCGCGGCATCCGTAACCACCTACATCATGCTCGGAAGGGCGGCAGATGGGCCGCATGTGGGCAAGTGGTTGGCATGGAAGGAATATTATCATGATGCTACCAAGATGGCCGCCAAGACCACTTACGAATTTTCCAAAGACATGAAGGCATTCCTTGCCAGAGAAGGCGGCCAATGGTATCCGTCATCGATAGAAGTTGATCCGTCCGCTTCCCCCCTAAAAGTCCAATTCAGGCGAGATGGCATGATAAACATGAAGGATGCTGACAACGCGGTACAGGCGGGAATTATGGATGTGGCATCTGCCCTGAGCTCAGGAAACCTGTTGATTCATGACTCTTGCAAGCATCTGATAGGGGAAATTCAAACCTATTCATGGGACGCGAAGGCGGCATTGGTTGGAGAAGATAAACCTATCAAAAAAGATGACCATGTTCTCGATGCCACCCGTTATGCCATTAGAAGAATATTTAGGAAGGCCTACTAATGATCACACCCGACAACCTCCAATCTCATTTCATGCGCGGCAAGCCATGGCCTCCCGAAGAGGACGTTGCCAGGCTGAAGATCTACGCCGACAATCTTCTTCTCTGGCAGCGCAAGCATGATGAGGTTTATACTATCCTCAAAAACCTGTATGCCGACCGCGAAAAGGATTTCAATAAGATCATATTCATTATCAATTTCCATAAGCAGCTATCAACCTTTTGGGCGGATCTGCTTCTATCCGAAAAGCCAACTATGAAGGCGGGTGTATCGAAAGACGAAGTTGCATCTCCTGAGCAAATCTATTTGGATTCGCTGGTATCCAGGCTTTCATTGTGGTCAAAAGCATATGCCGCCCGAATCGACATGAGTCGATATGGGGTGGGCGTTGCCAAAGTCTATGCAGAGGAAGGCAGGCCCGCCAAAGTGCAAATAGTATCTCCTAAGAATTGGTGGCCCGTTGTCGGTCTAGATGGCGAGGCAGTTGGGCATGTAATCGCCTGGTCGCAGGATAACAAAACCCTAGAGGTGGAAATACATAGCAGTGGGCTTATCTGGAGCTGCAAGTTTGTCCTATCGGACCAGGGTGAGATAAAATCAGATCCCTATGATATCATAGAAGTACCAACCGGCTGTGATATGCCTTTGGTGTTCCCGATATTAAATGCCAGCACAACAGACGATATCTATGGCACCGATGATTACCAAGACATAGATCCGATGATCAAAAGGCTGGAGATCACCTTTACCAGATCTGGCAGGACGCTTGATGCTCACAGCGAACCGGCATTTGCGGTTCCTGATGCCGCCCTTGGTCCGCCCGACCCAGTGACCAACGAGAGATCCTACAATGCCAAAAGACGTGTCTTCCCCATAGGCGAGGGGGATTCGCTGCCACAATATATCACCTGGGATGGGCAGCTTGTAGCAAGCTTCACCCTCATCGACAAGGTGCTATCGCAGCTATATACTATTTCAGAAACCTGTAAATGTGCCTTTGAGCCGGACACTCTCGGGAATGCCATCTCTGGCAAGGCCCTGCGAATGCTTATGATGAGGCCTCTGAAGAAATCCGAGCGTTGTAAGTTGCAATACGACCCCGTTTTCAAGCAGATTCTCAGGGCGGTTTCCATTCTGGATGTGAAAAACGGTATCCATGGTGCGATGCCATTGGAAAACATCGACATCACATGGAAAGATGGCCTGCCGGATGATGACATGGAAGAAGCACAAATCGACACCATGAAAATTACAGGTGGTGTGAGGAGTCCACAGGGAATCATGAGAGAACGGGGATTCTCAGAGAAGCAAATTCTCACGGAAACTGATGAAATAAAATCAATGCAAGGGGGGATGATGTGACGATATACCCAAGTAAGAACCCACGTAGGCTGAAAGAAGTCGCTTCAGAACAAAATTCTGTTGTCGAGGAGCCAGAAAAGCCCAAACGCAAACGCAAAGAGGCGAAGAATGGCATGTAAACCGAAGGGCAAAGGCAAAAGGCCTACGCCCAAATAATATTTTTCCAATAATAGTTTTCAATTCCATGTCCGCAGCGCCGATCAGGCCCCGGACCTACTAATATGACAGAAGACCCTAGCAAACCAATTCCCGAGGCAGATCCTATCCAGGACCCCAAAGGAAATAGCCCCGATCCCTCCGAAGGTAAAACCTACACCGAAGAGCAGTATCAAAGGGCCATGAACCGCAAGTTAGCCAACTACATCCCAAAAACCGATTATCAAGCAGCGATAGACAGGGCGTCCGCTCTTGAAAAGGCTCTCCAGGAAAACGAGAGGCTAAAGCAGGAGCTTAGCACGCGACTGTCAACCTTTGAGCAAAAGGAACTCAAAGCGAAGATCGCCGCAGAAATCGGAATCCCTCTGACGATGTTACACCGTATCAATGGCATTGACGAGAAATCGCTTAGGGAAGATGCGGAAACATTGCGGAAAGAGCTAGGGATCAAACACGACGCCGGAAAACCCGTTCCAGCCGCACAAGCAGGACAGCAGATCTCCGAGAATGATGAGATGAACGCTGCATTGCGAATGTTGGCAGGCGTGGGCGGCGCAAGCACGAGATGATTTTATGGTAGCAACTTATGATGAAGTATTAGCCAGGTCTGGTCTGGTATCCGCTGGCATGATCAACCCGAAATACGTTCCGGGCGTGATCCAGGAAACCATCACCCAGAGCGCAATCATGGGCCTGATGAGTAGGGAACCCAACATGTCCACCAAGATCGAGAGCCGGGCCGTTATGTCCCTGTTCCCCGAGGCCTACTGGGTGGACACTGAAGCAGGTGACGGTACCTCTCCCGAAGTAGCAGGCGGCCTCATGCAGACCACGAAGCAGGGATGGACCAATGCCACTATCACCGCCGCTAAGATGGGCGTTGTGGTCCCCATCCCAAAGGATATGATTGCAGACCTGGCAGACGGCTTTGACCTGTGGGCAGAAATCAAGCCCCGGCTGGCTGAGTCCATTGCCAGGAAGTTTGACCAGGCAGTCCTTTGGGATGACGCCAACGCACCGGCGGCATTCCCCGACAGCATATATTCTGATGCCACAAGCGCCAGCATGGTGATTGACAAGTCGTCTTCGGTAGGTTCCGGCCTGACCTTCACCGACATGTACGATGCCATATTGGGTGTCGGCGGTCTCTTCTCCCTGGTAGAGGGCAAGAGATACAATGTAGATGGCATTGTGGCCGATCTCAGCCAGAAGGCGGTAATGCGTGGCATAAGGTCGTCTGATGGCATTCCCCTGTGGGCCCAGGAGAACGGCCAAGGCAAGCCAACCTACTCCCTCGCGGGCGTAGATGTCAACTTCCTCCAGAACGATGCTCTGGATGCTTCTACTGCCCTCATGATTGCAGGGAACTGGAAGAAGGCTTTCTATGCCTGGAGGCAGGATATTCAGATCAGCATGACAGATACCGGCGTGGTAACTGATGCCGCTGGCGTGGTCCTCATCAATGCCATGCAACAGGATGTTGTGTTGCTGAAAGCAACCTGTAGAATAGGATGGTGCTGCCCGATTCCCGCCGACATCGCAGGAACCAGCAACCGCTACCCGTTTGCTGTCCTGAAGCCTTGAGGTGAAAAGATGAAAATCCTTTCAATCTTTTTAATCCTGCTATTAATGGCAGGAGTGGCCGGGGCTCAGTGGTATCCTCGAAGCGATAACTACACGACCTCTGGGTGGGTAGTGGCCACGGCTGGGGCCGATATCACCGGGCCGGTCTATCTCGGTGGCGAATTGGTGGCAACTAATGGCAACCTTTCCGGTCTGACGGATTCTGCTTATATCAATGAAACCGCTATCAATGGTA